CCTTGATTTTTCTCCGGGGGGATATTTTGGGTAGACTTTTGGATGGCAGTACGGATCTTCTTCACTCCACAGCGGCTGGTGGGTGCTGTCCTCCTTTCGAGATCCATGGTTAGCAGGGCCATGTTAGTCGTACTGCCATCCAAAAGTCTATCGAAACTCTCTCAGAGTTTACTATATTTGACCTCTTAGGGAGTGAGAGTGTATGGGAACTAGAAAGAAACCTGCAGAAAGTAGTGCGAGAAAGTTGCCACCTGCTATTTCTCCGGATGCCAGAGAGAAGCAATTGATCGCATTGAGTGTTGATTTGGTTGAGAAACGTCTTCGTGAGGGAACAGCCACCTCTCAGGAGATCGTACATTTTTTGAAACTCGGGTCTATGCGAGAGAAGTTGGAGCGCGAAAAGCTTGAGCAAGAGAATGAGCTCCTCCGTGCAAAGACTGAGGCCTTGCAATCTGCGAAAAGGGTCGAGGAACTATATTCTGGAGCCCTCCTTGCTATGCAGGGTTATCGCTATGAGGGTGTTAGCGAGGATGATTCGGAGGTATAGGGATCTGCGATCTCTGACGGATATTCGAAACCGCTTTGATTACCTTAAGCTGGGAGGACAGGTCGGGTCGTCTACATTTGGGTTTGATCGATATTTGAATCAGACATTCTACAAGTCTCGTGAGTGGCAGCAGGCAAGACAAGCTGTTATATTGCGGGACGGTGGATGCGATCTAGGGATTGAGGGCTACGAGATAGGACGAGGACTGGTCGTGCATCATATGAATCCAATTACGATAGATGATGTTCTTGCTCGTAAGGATGAGATCTTTGATCCGGAGTTTCTGATCTGTGTTTCGGATCGGACCCATAAGGCTATACATTACGGGGATGCAGGACTGCTTCCCAAAGAACCCGTTCAGAGACGAGCGGGCGATACTTGTCCATGGAGGTAGTTATGCAAGAGAGTATTTTATACACGATCAAGAAGATGCTTGGTCTGGATCCGGATTATTCAGCGTTTGACGTTGACATTATCATTCACATTAATAGCGTAATCATGATTCTTCGCCAACTAGGTGTAGGCCCTCTGGATGGATATGCAATTACTGGTCCAGATGAGCAATGGTCAGACTATCTTGGGGACCAGGCTTCTTTGTTGGAGTCTGTAAAGAGCTATATGTATCTGAAGGTAAGATCTGTGTTTGATCCGCCTTCTAATTCTTATGTGCAAGATGCAATTCAGAAGCAGATTGCCGAATACGAGTGGCGATTAAATGTTGAAGTAGATCCGGGGAGGTGATGCTGAGTGATCTATTATGTTGGTGACATTCCATATGGTCAAAATGAGTTATACCACCATGGTATTAAAGGTATGAAATGGGGTGTGAGACGCTATCAGAATTCTGATGGGAGTCTTACTGTTGCCGGAAAAGCTAGGTATAATGTCGGAAGGGCCGTAGGTAATGTTGGTAAAGCTATCAGTAGTGCTTACACAGCACACAGGACTAAAGTTGCAGAACGTAGACAGAAGAAAGAAGCAGCTAAGCCTAAGAAAGCCTCTGAACTTACGGATCAGGAACTTCGGCAAGCAATCGATCGGATGCGTAATGAGAAAGCCTATAATGATTTAATTCGCGAAAGATCTGCGGCAAATTCCGTGAGAAAGGGCGCACAGACAGCAGGAAAGATCCTATCTACGGTTGGATCTGTCGTACTTAAGCCGTTTGCGGCTGCCGCAGCAAAAGAAATTGGAACTTCACTTGGAAAGAGCATTGGTCAGGGATTAGAGGATAAGCAAGAGAAGGGCGGCAAGAAGTGAGTCTTTCCAACACAGCAACTCCTCGCTACTATGCTCAATTTCGCAGTGCTGTTCTTCGCGGAGAGATTCCTGTTTGTCGTGAGATTTCAATGGAGATGCATCGTATTGACGATCTCATACGTAATCCGGGCATCTATTACGATGATGAGGCGGTAGAGAAATGGATTCGATACTGCGAAGCCGAGCTGACTCTTACTGACGGATCGGATCTACATCTTCTGGACACATTTAAGCTCTGGGGCGAACAGGTATTTGGATGGTACTATCGTATCGAGCGCAACGTCTTCAAACCAGGTGACAATCGAAGGTCCGGTCGGTATATTAAGAAGGTCATATGGAAACGACTTGTTAATAAACAGTATCTGATTGTTGGTCGAGGCGCGGCTAAGTCGATGTATGCTTCTTGTATTCAGAGTTACTTCTTGAATGCGGACACGTCCACAACTTATCAAATGACAACTGCACCGACAATGAAACAGGCTGAAGAGGTTATGCTTCCGATTCAGACGTCCATAACCAGAGCAAGGGGGCCACTGTTCAAGTTCTTAACAGAGGGGTCAATTCAAAATACCACCGGATCCAAAGCCAATCGTGTCAAGCTAGCCTCTACCAAGAAAGGTATCCAGAACTTTCTAACCGGTTCGTTATTGGATATTCGTCCTATGTCGATCGATAAGCTTCAGGGTATGCGTCCGAAAGTTTCTTCCGTTGACGAATGGCTTTCTGGTGATATTCGTGAAGATGTCATCGGTGCTATTGAACAGGGCGCATCTAAGATGGACGATTACCTGATATTGGCGATTAGTTCTGAAGGCACCGTCCGTAATGGAAGCGGCGATACCATTAAGATGGAGCTATTGGATATTCTCAAGGGCAATTATGTCAACCCGCATGTTTCCATTTGGTATTACAAGCTTGATGATGTAAAAGAAGTCGCTGATCCCGAGATGTGGATTAAGGCCAACCCAAACCTTGGCAAGACTGTTACCTATGAGACCTATCAGCTGGACGTTGATCGAGCTGAGAAAGCTCCGGCAACCAGAAATGACATCCTGGCTAAGCGATTTGGGATTCCGATGGAAGGCTATACGTATTTCTTCACCTATGAAGAGACCCTTCCTCATAAGAAGCGCGATTTCTGGGAGATGCCTTGTGCGCTTGGAGCCGATCTTTCGCAGGGCGACGATTTCTGCGCATTTACTTTCCTTTTTCCGTTGTCTAGAGGTCGATTCGGCGTTAAGACACGTTGCTATATCACTTCTTTAACGCTCATGAAACTCCCGGCAGCAATGCGGGTTAAGTATGAGGAATTCATCAAGGAAGGCAGTCTGATTGTGCTAGATGGGACTGTTCTTGATCTAATGCAGGTCTATGAAGATCTAGATCAGTACATTGCCGATGTTAAGTATGATGTCAGGTGTTTTGGCTTTGACCCCTATAACGCAAAAGAGTTTGTTGCTAGATGGGAATCTGAGAATGGTCCATTTGGTATTGAAAAAGTTATACAGGGTGCTAAAACAGAATCCGTTCCTCTTGGAGAGTTAAAGAAGCTAGCCGAGGAGCGGATGCTTTTGTTTGATGAGGAGCTGATGACTTTTACAATGGGTAATTGCATCACGATTCAAGATACGAACGGCAATCGTAAACTTTTGAAAAAGCGATATGAGGAAAAAATCGATAGCGTTGCAGCTATGCTCGATGCCTATGTCGCTTACAAGTTAAATAAAGATGCTTTTGAATGAGGTGTAACCGATGCCAAAGTTTACACAGCGTCTCCAGCATGCTTGGAACGCATTTAGAAACAATAGAGATCCGACGACGTTACCATCGGTCGGAATAGCTTATAGTGATCGTCCTGATAGGAGAAGAAGGCGAATCTTTGCCGATAAGTCTATCGTTACGGCAATTGAAAACCGCATTGCTATCGACGTTGCTGCTATTGGGATTCAACATGTACGAACTGATCAAAATGGAAGATGGAAAGAGACTATTCATTCTGGAATGAACTCGGTTTTTACCATCGAAGCAAACGTCGATCAGACTGGTCGCGCTTTCGTTCAGGACATTGTACAGTCCATGTTTGACGAGGGTGTTGTAGCTGTTGTTCCAGTGGATACGACGCTTAATCCTCTGGAGACTGGTGGATTTGACATCAATTCCGCCAGGGTTGCCAAGATCACGCAATGGTATCCTCAGCATGTTATGTGCGAGGTCTATAACGAGAAGACAGGTCGAAAAGAGGAGCTGCTATTGCCGAAGAAGATGGTTCTCATTATTGAGAATCCGCTATACTCGGTCATGAATGAGCCAAACTCTACCTTGCAGCGCCTGATTCGTAAACTGAATTTGCTGGACTCCATTGACGAACAAGCCGGATCTGGAAAGTTGGATTTGATCATTCAGCTTCCGTACATCATTAAAAGCGAGGCTAGACGTCAGCAAGCCGAACAGCGTCGTAAGGACATTGAGATGCAGCTTGCTGGTTCTAAGTATGGCATTGCTTATACGGATGGCACAGAGCGCATTACTCAGTTGAATCGATCTGTCGAGAACAACCTTTTGAATCAGATTGAGTATCTGACTAAGACGCTGTACAGTCAGCTTGGTTTTACGGAGGAAGTCTTTAACGGCACCGCCGATGAGAAGACTATGCTTAATTACAACAACCGTACGATCGAGCCGATTTTGTCTGCGATTGTTGACGAGGCTAAGCGTAAGTGGCTGACTAAGACGGCAAGAACAAAGGGCGAGTCGATCATGTTCTTCCGCGATCCGTTTAAGCTTGTACCGGTTGAGAAGATCGCTGACATTGCTGATAAGTTTACGCGCAACGAGATCCTTAGCTCGAATGAACTTCGTGGTCTTGTTGGATTTAGGCCGGTTGATGATCCTAAGGCAGATGAGCTTAGAAACGCGAACTTGAATCAACAGGATGGCCAGCAATTTCCTGTAAGCGGAGATCAGCCACAGGACGCTCCTTATGAAGAGCAAGGTCTGTCTGATGCGCAACAGCAACAGTTGCCGCCTGGAGAAACACCAATTTCGCAAATCATGTAAAACAATCAAAATGGAATTGCTATAAGCTAACAGATTAAGACAGAGACATAGCACCTGTTGGAGTCGTGATGCCGACAGCTTTTTCTATTTTTGGGAACTTTGAAAAGAGGTAATGACTTATGCCTAAACAGTATGATTTCAGTGGCTGGGCCACTCGGAATGATCTGAAATGTGCAGACGGTCGTACGATTCGTAAGGACGCTTTTAAGGAGCAGGATGGACAGACGGTGCCGCTTGTCTGGCAGCATATGCACGACAGTCCGGACAACGTTCTTGGCCATGCGCTTCTTGAGAACCGTGATAACGGCGTTTACGCTTACTGCACTTTCAATGAGACTGCCGCCGGGCAGAATGCGAAACAGCTTGTTGAGCATAAAGATGTCACGGCGCTTTCTATCTATGCAAATCGGCTGAAGCAGAAGAGTGGAGACGTTCTTCATGGTGTGATTCGCGAGGTCAGTCTTGTTCTCGCTGGTGCGAATCCCGGTGCGTTTATCGACGTTCCGGTTTTGGAGCATGGTGATGAAGAACCTGACGAAGCGATTATTTATACCGATGAAGAAATTAGTCTTTCTCACGCTGATGCCGAAGAGACCAAGGAAGAAGTAAAGGAGGAAAAGCCCGTGGCGGAGCAGGGTAAGGAAAAGACTGTCAAGGATGTATTTGACAGCATGACGGAAGAACAGAAGAACGTGGTCTATTTCATGATTGGCCAGGCTCTCGAAGGTAAGGGCGGTGAAGGTGCCGCCGAACATTCTGACAATGACGGAGAGGATGAGGAAGCTTTGAAACACAATGTATTCGACAACGACACCCCGCAGACCAGCCTGTCCCATGAGGACATGCAGAAGATCTTTGCTAATGGCAAGCGTCTCGGCAGCCTGAAGGCCGCTGTGGAAGAAGCCATGGCTGACGGCATTATCCAGCATGATGTTATGAATAGCCCCAAGTACACCGCCGACGGTAACACTTATGAATATGGTATTGCCAACATTGACTACCTGTTCCCGGATTATAAGAACATCTCCAATACGCCCGAATTCATTCGCCGTAATACCGAATGGGTTAGCGTTGTTATGAATGGCGTTCGCCATACTCCGTTCAGCCGCATTAAGACGGTCTTCGCCAACATCACGATGGAAGAAGCCCGTGCTCGTGGATATATCAAGGGCAACCGTAAGGTTGAAGAAGTCTTCAGCCTGCTTAAGCGTACGACCGATCCTCAGACTGTTTACAAGAAACAGAAGCTGGATCGCGATGACGTGGTCGACGTTACTGACTTCGATGTTGTTGCCTTCATGAAGGGCGAAATGCGCGGTATGCTGGATGAGGAAATTGCCCGTGCGATTCTGATCGGCGACGGCCGTCTTTCCAGCGATGACGACAAGATTCAGGAAGCTCATATCCGTCCGATCGCTACGGACGACGAGCTCTTCACGATTCATATCCCGGTTACTGCGGGCAACGATGACACTGCGACCGCTAAGGCGATCATTCGTGCGTTCATCAAGAACCGCAAGAACTACAAGGGCTCCGGCAACCTGACCTTCTTCACGACCGAAGATTGGCTGTCTGAGATGCTTCTGCTGGAAGATGGCTTTGGCCATGCCCTGTACAATGATGTGAACGCCCTGGCTACCAAGCTGCGTGTCAACCGCATTGTGCCGGTTCAGTTGATGGAAGGCAAGACTGTTGACGGTGTTCCGCTGGTAGGTATTGCTGTTGACTTGAAGGACTACAACGTCGGTGCTGATAAGGGCGGCGCGGTTGCTATGTTCGACGACTTCGACATCGACTACAACCAGATGAAGTACCTGATCGAGACCCGTTGCTCTGGCGCTCTGATCCGTCCGTTCTCTGCGATGGTGGTTACGATCGGCGGCAGCGCGTCCCATTATTCCGAGGTAGAAACCCCGACTGGCAGCCCCGTTGCTAAGGGTTACTATGTCAAGGAAGGCGACGTCTATGTCCTTAGCGGCGAGACGACTGTAGACAGTAACAAGACCTACTACGAGAAGGCGTAAGTTAGTCTATAAGCTGAAAGGAGGATTGACACCGTGACAACTGCTGAATTTGTAAAAACCTTGAAGGATGCTCATGCTGAAGAGGTTAAGGATTCCGAGAAGTATATGTCCATGGCAAAAAATGCACCAACTGCCGAGGTTCGCGATATGCTTTACAACATCGCAAAAGATGAAGTTATGCATCGTGCAAAGCTCGAGTGTATGATTATTACGCTGGAGGGATCGCTGTCATGATGAACGATCCGTATGCGGCGTGGCTGCCAAAGCAAGAGGTACTTAAGGTAAATGGGCAAAACGGAGCGCTGTCGATAAGGCTAGGTCCGAATTGCAGTGCTCTGGCTCTTGACCTTAACGATCCAATTCTTTGGGTTGTGGTGTCAGATGGTGCTGGCTACAAAACAGCCACACCATTTGACATCTTTCCGCATGTACAGGAACCAGAACCGGATCTCAAGACATTCGATGACCGTTTAACTCGAATGGAGAAGATGTTGGAGGAGGTGCTAGCCAATGGCAAATCCAGCTCTGGAAGCTCTGACCAGAGGAATGGTGGGAATCGGAGCAACCAATCCACAAACAATTCCCGCTAATCAAAATCAAAATGGAAGTGGGAATCCGTTTACTCAGGCATATCGGACCATTAACACCCTTACCAATCCAATAGGTCAACTTCATAGCATGTTTTCCAATACACAGATTGGTCAGGCTATGGATGTAGTCAGACAGAACGGCGGTAATGCTAAGCAGGCGTTTTACAATTTGGCACGTCAAAAAGGTGTCGATCCGAATTCCATACTAAATCAACTTCGTTAAAAACCGCTCTCAACGCGCAGAAGGCGGTTTTCATTTTAGGTTGAGAAAGAGGGGTCCTTATTATGGCAGATCTTACTCCGAGTGATGCGCTTGCCTTGACCAATAATGACGGTTTTGGCGGCGGTAATAGCTTTATGTGGATCTTTGCTTTGCTGATCCTTATGTTTGGTGGAAACTGGGGAGGCAATCGCGGCCCCGGTGGTCCTTGGCCCGATGCAGTTACCCATGCGGAACTGACTGCCGGCCTTAACAATCAGCAAACGCAGAGCCAGCTCTCGCAGATCGCATTGTCTTCTGCAAACAATAACTATGAAACTGCGCAGCTTGTCAATGCGCAGACGAACCTGATTCAGCAGCAGAATAGTACAAACCTTATTAATGCCATCCAGGGCTTTAATCAGGTCAATCAGAATATTACGAACCAGACGAATGTCCTTCAGCAGCAGCTGATGGCCATGTCTGCGAAGATGGATGATTGCTGCTGCTCGATCAAGACTCAGATGCTTCAGAACCGTCTCGATGAAGCTGAGCGTCGCAATGTCAATCTGGAAAACACGATCAGCAATGCAAACCAGAGCCAGTATCTGCTTGGTCAGATGGGCAAATGGGTTGCAAATGCTACGGCTACTGCATAACTAAAAGATTGCCCTATACGTGGCGCGGCGTATAGGGCATCTTAAGCGAGGTAAACTGGAATGGCGAGATATTATGGCGAAGTCGGTTATGCAGAAACTGTAGAGACCGCACCGGGCGTCTTTGAAGCTAACCATATTGTTAAGCGTATGTATTACGGAGACATTGTTCGTAATACACGGCGTTGGGAAAGAGGAGAAGGAGCAAACGACGATCTGAATGTCAATAATACAATTTCGATCGTCGCTGATCCTTATGCTTATAACCATTTCTTCGCCATCCGATATGTTTCCTGGATGGGCACTCGCTGGAAGGTTACCAACGTCGAAGTCCAGCAGCCTCGTCTACTGCTCACGATCGGAGGCGTTTACAATGGGCCGGAGGATTGATCTTCATTCCATCCTGTGTGGCATTATGGGCGAAAAAGTGAAGCTTCCAGAAAAGCATGTATATTTTCAGCCGCCGGAAACGGTCAAGCTTTTATATCCGTGCATTTTGTATAAGCTTTCAACAGACTTTCCGCGGCATGCTGATAATATTAAATATTTCAACATGAAACGCTATACAGTTACGGTTATTGACAGAAATCCCGATTCAGACATTCCTGATTTGGTTGCACAATTGCCCTATTGTCGATTCGATCGGTTCTATGCGGTGGACTATTTGAATCACTTTGTTTTCGAGTTATATTTTTAGGAGGTAATTACCTATGTCTAGAATTCTTTGGGACCAGACCGGCGATAAGCGTTACGAGTCTGGTGTATCGCAGGGCGTTCTCTATGTTCAGAACAGCGAAGGCGCATATCCGGCCGGTGTTGCTTGGAATGGCCTGACTGGTGTTACTGAGAGTCCCGATGGCGCGGAGCCTACTGATCTTTGGGCCGATAACATCAAGTATGCTTCCATGCGTTCTGCTGAGACTTTTGGTGGAACGATCGAAGCTTACACTTATCCTGACGAATTTGCCGCGTGCGACGGCTCTGCTTATGTTACCGGCAAGGCTGGCGTAAAGCTTGGTCAGCAGCGTCGTACGCCGTTTGGCTTCTGCTATCGTACCGAGATTGGCGATGACGCAGACCCGAACCGTGGTTATCTGCTCCATATCGTTTACAACGCGACCGCTTCTCCTTCTGAGAAGGCGTACGAGACGATCAATGATTCTCCTGACGCCATTACGTTCAGCTGGGAGTTTGATACTACTCCGGTTGCGGTTAATGGATATCCGAATCTGAAGCCGGTTTCTACGATTACGATCGATTCAACCAAAGTCAGTGAGGAGAATATGACTAAGATCGAAACTGCTCTTTATGGTTCTGAGAACAGTGAAGCGTATCTGCCGGCTCCTGCTGCGCTCCTGGGCCTTATTACCTAATCTTTATTCAACTATGGACGTATTCAGTTCGGCTGGCGTCCTTTTCTTTTTTTATGACCTTGAAAGGAGAAATACCACCATGCTTAAGAAGACTATTAAATACACTGATTACGACGGTAACGAGCGCGAAGAGGACTTTTATTTCAACCTTACTCGAGCCGAATGTGTAAAACTTCAGCTCGGTACAGATGGAGGTCTTGAGAAGGCTCTTCGTAAGATCGTTGCTGAGCAGGACGTTCCGAAGATCATTCCGATCTTTGAGAAAATTATTCTTGGCGCTTATGGCGAAAAGTCGCCTGACGGGAAGCGCTTTATGAAATCGCAAGAGTTGTCGGATGCGTTTTCGCAGACGGAAGCGTATTCCGATTTGTTTATGGAATTGCTGAGCAATCCGGACGAGGCCGCAGCGTTTGTCAATGGCATTATTCCGCAGACTGATGGTGAAGCCCCGGCAGCGACTACTCAGACGGACCTTTATACAGTTAAATGATTGAAAGGAGAAGGGGATGCTTCGGATTACAGTTCCGGGACGAGAGTTCTATGACGAAAAGAAGAATGAATTCGTCCAGACGAAGCCCGTAACGCTTCAACTGGAGCATTCCCTCGTCTCCATTTCAAAATGGGAGTCAAAGTGGCATAAACCTTTTCTTACCGTCGATGCAAAATCAGACAGTAAGACCCAAGAAGAGTCGTTTGACTATATTCGATGCATGACTATCAACCAGGATGTTGACCCAATGGTTTACAAAGCGATCACAAGAGATCAGATGAAGCGAATTAATGATTACATCAATGATCCAATGACCGCTACCTGGTTTAATGAAAAAGATCAAAAGAAGAGCCGGGAGATAATGACTTCCGAGCTTATTTATTACTCAATGACGGCGCTCAATATTCCTTTTGAATGTCAAAAGTGGCATCTAAATCGTTTACTCACTTTGATACGGGTCTGTTCGATCAAGAATCAGCCTCCCAAGAAGATGAGTAAACGGGCTGCCGCGGAACAGAGGCATTCACTTAATGCTGCCAGAAGGGCAAGAATGGGGAGTAGAGGATGATTCGATTCAGGCATCGCGGAGATCTGAAAAAGACGGAGCAGTTTCTCCGCCATGCTCAGAGCGGGAACTTCTACGGAAATGTGAACTCATTAGCCCAAAAGGGTGTTGATGCTTTAATGAGTGCGACTCCAAAGGACACAGGAAATACTGCCGGTCAATGGAGCTATAAAGTTGAGCGGTCTGGTGCATCATGCAAGATTACTTGGATTAACAGCAATGTTAATCAAGGCGTGAATATCGCGATAATTCTTCAATACGGGCACGGTACAGGAACCGGTGGCTATGTTGAAGGGCGCGACTATATTAATCCGGCCATAAAGCCGATATTTGATCAGATTGCCGATGATGTGTGGAAGGAGGTGACTTCCGGGTGAGTACGACCATTGACAACAGAATTGTTGAAATGGAATTTGACAACGCACAATTCGAAAAAGGTATCAGAACGAGTCTCAAAAGCCTGGAAGATCTGAAGAAAGGTCTTGATCTGGATAAGGCGGTTAGCAGCTTATCTAATCTCGAACGCGCTGCAAACAAGTTTGATTTGTCTGGAATTCAAAACGCAGTAGAATCTCTTCAGAATCGCTTCTCCACACTTGGCGTTATTGGTATGACGGCGCTTGAGAATATTACCAATAAAGCCATTAATGCCGGTACTGCACTCATGAAGTCGCTTTCTGTCGATCAGATTGCGTCGGGTATGAGCAAGTATGAGGCTGAAACCCAGGCTATTGCCACGATGCGGTATGCCCTTCCGGATGGAATGACGGAAGAAGGTACTGGTAAGATCTACGATGCGATCGAAAAGCTTCAGAAATATTCTGACGAAACCAGTTATTCTTTCAGCACAATGGTCGATAACATGGGTAAGTTTATCGCCGCTGGTGTCAAACTTGAGACTGCTGAAAAGTCTATGGAAGGTATTGCGAACTGGGCGGCTATGTCCGGCACAAGCGCGCAGAGTGCCAATTTCGCCCGGGTTATGTATAATCTTTCGCAGGCAATGGGTTCTGGTAACGTCAAACTCATGGACTGGATGTCTATTGAGAATGCTAATATGGCCACTGCCGGGTTCAAGAAACAGGTTATTGAAACGGCAAAAGAGATGGGTAAGATCGTTGAGGTTGAGGGCCAACTCTATGCTGCTGGTGTGAAGCTCACGGATGCGAACAAAGAGAACCATAAGATTACTGCCGAAAACATGCGGAATACGCTCAGTGATGGATGGTTTACTGCCGATGTTCTAAACGAGGTTCTTAAAGTTTATGCCGAGAGTGAGGAAGCGTTCAAAGCAGCCCAACAGGCCAGAACTTTTACCGACGCAATTGAGGCCGCAAAAGATGCTGTTAGTACAGGTTGGGCAAGATCTTTTCGATTGATATTCGGTGACATTAATCAAGCTACCGAATACTTTACAGATCTGGCGAACGCTATTATCAGCGTAACTGATATGGTGGCTAGCTTCAGGAATGGTATTCTTGAAGTATGGAGCAATTTCGGTGGCCGAAACGAACTGGTTGAAGCATTCTGGAACATCTGGGATATTTTACGCGGTATTGGTCGATCAATGCTGGAGGCGTTTGGTCTCACCTCGGCCGGTTTAGTTGAAAAGCTCGGCAAAGGTCTCTATGAGGTTACACATCGTTTTAATGAGGCTACAGCAGCGATTCTTAGCTTGTTTGACGCCTATAAGGTTCTTACTGGTGGTGGCGTCGAAAAGAAAACGACCAAAACCACAAAGACGATCAGTGGCGATTTAGCAGATCTTCAAAAACACGCGAGGGAGTCCGAAGAAGCTGTTCGAGGGATGATTAATACCGGAACCGTTAAGATGAAGCCACAGACGGTCGAGACTTTCACGGCTCTTGCAGACGCTTACAAGGAACTTGACGAGTATCTTGCTTCGGGTAAGGTTACGTCTGAGGGTCTTGCTGAGCGATTGGCCAAAATTAACGAGCTAAACGAAAAGGCTGGCAAGACCAATAAGTTGATGAGTTGGAAGCAGAAAGCGCTGAAAGCTATGCGCGGAGAGCTGGATGCTTACAAAGACGTTTCTGCTGAGACGATCGCGACTACAAACGAAACCACGACAGAAATGACTGAGGCAGAAGAAGAGATCTATTATCACAGCGCAAGGCTGAAAGAGATATTTAAGGGTCTAAAAGATTTCTTCGGTCTGTTCATTGACACGGTTTCCGGTGTTAAAAGCGAAACATTCCAATTTGCGAGTTTGTTTACTCCGCTGGTTAAACCGGTAATAAACTTGGCTTCGTCGTTTGCGGCACTTATTAGCCATATTCGCGAGACCGGCGTTGTTTCTGATTCTGTTAAAGGATGGGTATCTCAGATTCTGAATGCCTTCAGTCCATTAACGGATAAGATCGGGGTAGTTGTCGGTTGGTTCGAAACGCTTCAAAAGGCGATTTACGATCGTGACTATGGCAAACGAGCATTCTTCGATGAGAGCTCGATGGAATTCTTAACTGGTCCTATTGGCGAGAAGATCAAGAATGTTGCTGGCGGAATTCAATCGGCAATCAACATTGTTGTACGAGTTTTGTCTTCCGCTATTAGTGTTGTTTCGACGTTTGTGTCAACGTTCATTTTGCCTCTGATTGGTCCGGCGGCCATGGCTGTTCTTGACTTCTTTAGCGGATTGGGAAAAGCCATTATGGGCTTGGATAGTGGTATAGGGTCTCTTGATGCCATAACGGCTATTTCTAATCAGATCAAAGACTTCCTGGCAACTATTCGCGATAACATTGTCGCTTCTCCTATTTTCCAAAGAGCGAAGACGATCTTAACTTCTTTCTTCAAGATATTCTCGACGAATCCGACCGCTGCAGTCAATTATCTAAAGGCTGTTTCGCGCGGATTACTCGAGCCAGTTAAGAATTCTGAGTTGTATAAAAGTGCTTCTTCTAAACTTAAGTCGTTTGGAAAAGGGATTCTAAATACAATTCGCAATTCAAAAGGATTAACGAAAGCCCGGCGATATGCTGAGCTTTTCTTTAATGTGTTTAAAAAAGATCCCAAGAAAGGTATGAAGATGCTACGTTCTTTCGGAAAGCAACTCATACAGTCCATCATGGGATCGAAACCTATACAGGCCTTAAATTCTTTTAAGCAAAAAATCTCTGATTTCTTTGGAAAGTTGTTTCCGAAGAAAGAATCGGATAAAACAAAGTCTGCCGCGTCCAGATTTATGACGAATTTCGGTAAGATCTTCGAAGAAAAAGGTCTCGGTAGCGCTTTAGATTTTGCAAAAAATTCTATTGTGAAGAAGCTTTCCGAGTGGTCGCGGGCTTTTGCTGAGAGCCCTGTTGGGCAAAAAGCAATCGCATTCAAAAATAGTCTCGTAAAAACGTTCAATAATTTGAAAGCAGAGCTCCAGGAGAATGAACTGGTTCAGAGGTTCCTGAATTTCTTTGCCAGACTCCAGGCTGCTTTTGACGAAAACGGGATTTCCGGTGTTATTGATACGTTGAAAGAAACTTTTATTCGAAAGTTTGGAGAACTGAAGCAAGCGATTGTTCAAAATGAAATTGTCCAGAAGGCAATTGTGTTTAAGAATAGCTTAAAGCAAGCTTTTGCTGATTTTTCTGAAAAGATTGGTCTTGGAGAGAAAATCGAAAAGATTAAAAAGTGGTTTGCGGATCTGAAGAAAACATTTGAGGAAAAGGGCCCTATAACTGCTCTTACAAAGTTTAAGAATACCGTTGTGCAGAAGTTTACCACTTTGATGAGTGGTATCTCCGTGCAAAGTATTATTCAAAAATTTCAGAGTTTCTTTTCTCAGATTAAAGAAAGTATTCAGAACGCCAATGTCGGTGCTGCTTTTGATGAGTTAAAAAAGACAATCAAAGAGAAGATTAAAGGACTCCTTCCGACACCTTCTGAAGCTCTTGAAGGAGAAGAAGGATCTGGGCTTTTAGAAAACATTAAAAACACAATCGGTCAATGGGTTGACGGTTTAAAGCAAGCATTCGGCGAAGGTGGTCAGAGTGCTTTTGACGGAATTGGAAAAAAACTTACGAAATTATTGGTAAGCGGCATTGCTATTGCGTTTGGTGTCGTACTCATTAAGATTATGAATGGTCTCGGCAACATAACCAATGGGCTCGGTAAGCTGTTTAAGAAAATGTCAGGCGGCGGATTCTTGAAAGGATTATTTGGCGAGAAGGAAGACGGAGCGTCTTCTGCCGCGAAAGTCCTTACAAGTCTTGCCATAGCTGTTGGCGCGATTGCGGGATCGATCTTCTTATTGTCTTTGCTGCCTGCCGATAAACTTCAACAAGGAATAGGTGCTCTTATCGGTTGTCTCACTACAATTGCACTTTTTGCTGCTGGTGTGAAAACGCTAGGGTTAGAAACGGCTTTGACGGGACTTCGAGATGCCGGAATCGGTATGATCGCATGTGCTGGCGCAGTGATGATCCTTGTTATAGCTGTGAACATGCTTAATGCAATGGATTGGGGAGTTTTCCTTAATGGTGGTTCAAAGCTCGTAATTTTAATGGCGGCAATGGGCGCTTTCTTAGCTCTTACAACAAAATATGGTGGCGGAGCATTTAAGTCTAACTGGGCATCTATACTTGCGGTTGCTGTTGCAATACGTCTCCTCATCAAACCTATTCAGGAACTCGCGGCGATGTCTGATCCATTCGCTGTTGTTGGCGCTATCGTTGTT